GATTGAACCAGCGACTCGCCTACTGTGCTTTGTTGCAACTCTACACAGCATCGACAGAAATCTGCCCATGACTCTACCAACTGAGTTACACCAACACGGCTGGAGACTGACATAGGAGCAACCCTACTGTACCGTTTCCCAATGCCTTGGGGACTGCAATCTCCATGCGTGTTGGAAGTTAGCGCACACTTTACATCAGAATTGAATTCTTGTATAGTAGGCGCACACTTCGGTGTCTTTGTCAGAGTCTATCGGCTTATGTGCAAACTTTGGGTAGGAAATCGAGTCTTCAAGGTGTCGTAGTCTTGGATAGATGTAGTCCCTAAAGTCCACGGAAACGTTCTGGCTGACAAAGTATTGTGGGACAGAAGATTGTCAATCCCACCGAGCAGGAGGACTGCATTGTGAATGTGCTGGCTTGGATGCCAAAACTAATCCGTTCTGATGTGTGACGGTACAAGGTGCAAACAACGCAATGTGGCTATTGAGGCTCTGTTAGGCAAGAGATGGCTCACCATCTAATCTCAATAGATATTCTTGGAATTGAGCAACCAAGACAGGACATCATCCTGACAAATCCCTTAACTCACTTCATCAAGTGGGTTAGGGGTTTATTTATCAGAACATTCCTTCTTTCCACAATTTAGCCAGACTTGTTTGTGTCTTACGCTACATATTGCTTTTCGTGTGCGGAGGAGGGTTCACAAATATTTACAACACCACGCATACCCCCTCCCCCCTATCAAAGTAAGCACTAACTTACAAGTAAGCACTCACACACATAGAAGTGAGCACACACTAACATGGTAGTGAGCACTTACTAACATTGCACTAACGGTAACGATAATGAGAATTATTCGCATTCGCATATAGGGGCTATGCACCATTCCAGTGCATCATCCAAATATCACATTATGAAACGATACTAAAACTATTGATAACAGATTATCGATAGGATATCTATATGAACCAAGTTGGTGCAGAGTGGTTACTAACATCACCAATTAGGTGCATGATTTTATAATGTGAAATGAGTTGCACTGTTTTGGTGCGCATTGTTAGTGAGCACTCTCATTCTATGTACCGCACTTGCTGAAACTGTAAAATTGGCACGGTCTGTGCATAGTATTCTGTATGGGTGATTTTGCCCTATCAACAGGAGTGACTACTATGACAGCTTTCCCAGACCTTGATTCTCACAAATGGAACGCATACTTTAATGCGGCACAGGCTATGGCAGACCATGGCGGAGGCTTTGCAGGGGCTATTGCAGAGGCTTATTACAAGGCAGACAAGGGTAACAAGGCCAAACTAGAATCAGCCTTTGCAGACCTGTTTTTCTCATTCATGTCAGATTATGATAAGGCATGGTTCGGCAAGTGACAGTTTAGAGTTAAGCCCTTCAGGGCTTACCTGTGCACTGTCGCACTATTTTGAAAGGTGTTAATCATGCGTTTTGCTTTTATTCCCAAAGGCCAATATAAAATTGGTCAAATAATCACTGTACACAATCAACCAATGCGGGTTGAAAGTTACACACACACTGGCCGCAATGTAGTAGTTCACACACTAGAAAATGCGCCTAAGTTTCAGAGAATTCTATGCATTTGCACCGATGCGCCCTCAATTGTAGGGGCTTAACATGGACAAAATAGATTCTATTGTGCTCGGTGTGTGTGGCTTTGCCGCCATTGCGTTAGCTATCATTCTGATAATTGAAAGGTTATAAGAGTGCAAACAATCGGGCACAATGTGCCCTTTTGCCTGTGCTTTTGCAGGGTTTGAAAGGTGTTGAAAATGACTGATAAAACTTACAATGGTTGGACAAACTATGCTACTTGGCGGGTCAAACTTGAATTATTTGACTATGCCGACCCTAGAGACTTTTCGACTAGGTTTCACCCCGATGAAGCCTACAATTTAGGGCATGACCTGAAAGAATATGCCGAGCAATTATTGGCAGACACTACGCCACAAGGATTAGCACTTGATTATGCTTATGCTTTCCTAAGTGAAGTCAATTGGCACGAAATAGCCGAGCATTTAATCGAAGACTATATCTCTGAAAATGAGGTGTCAGAATGATAAAAGGCACAAATGCACCTATAAAACCCTTATTTGAAGGGCAAATTGTCAAATTTAAGTCGCCATTTGCGAATGTTTACCTTTATGACATTTGCAAACGAAATGACAAATATGGCTGTCTTGATTGGTGGGCTTTGAATGACCCAACCGAAGAACAAAAAACCCAAGCAAAAGAGGTGACAGCATGACACAAACCCAAGCATTTACAGAAGCCCTGATTCTGGCAATCATTGCACCCAGTGACGAACAAAGCAAACGAGCCGTTCAATTGGCAATTGATTTGTCAAAAGGCTTATCCGCTGAAATCATCACCCAATGCAAAGATAATGCATTATCAATAGTGAGGGAAAACCCTTGATTTACGCAACAATTGCTCTAATTTTGAAAATTATTCTCAGAAAATGAAAGGTGTTAAAAATGAAAACTGTATCAATTGGATATTTCCGTGATGATGGTGATTTTGCTTTATTGGCAACCTTAAACAACAATGATGGCGATATTCGACTTTTTGAGTTTATGGTTAACGATTTAAAGCGAGACATTTCACAATCAACAGGCATTGATTGCATCATTCTTGAAAGGGAAGATGCACCCGACTATGTAACCATTAACTAATTGAAAGGTGTTAAAAATGAATGAACAACAAATGCGTGATAAATTTGAAAATAACGAATTGACATGGGCTGATTTGCTTGAAATTACAGGCTTACCCGCTTATGTTTTATATGACATATTGGACGATTTGATATAAGTTAGTAACCACTAACATTCAGCCGCCTTCGGGCGGTTTTTTATTGCCCTTTTTTAAGACCACGCAAACCCGACAATGTACCCTTTGATGGATGGCGCAAAATAATGGCTGAAAAGTGCCTCTAATGGCTTTTAATTGCTATTTCTAAGCCTTAGAGTTCGTCAGCGTGTTCATCATCTACAAAAAGGCATATCCCGACATGGTTTAAATCGAAGTCTGGGCGCAAACCCACACGCCAAAAGTGTGCCGCCCATCGAATGCTAATCCTTGCACCTTCAGCCACTGACCCATTGCCAATGTGTTCTAAGGCTTGTTTTTCCCTGTCAGTGTAGAAAATTACCTGACCCTTAGCGTTAGGCGGTTTTCTGCTTTTCGATGCCATGCAATATGTGCCTCAAGTATTCAGCGATTAAAAGGGCTTCAGCCTTGTTTATGTCCTTTTTCAGCTTTAATCGGGCTTCAGGCCATAAATATCGTGCCATGTCCAGCGATTCCCCTTTGTCAGCCGTTAAATGGAAATGCTTTTTCCACTTTTGGGGGGTGACTAAATGCACAGGGTATCGGGTTAATTCACAAACCGCACTAATCACGCCAACAGCACGACCAAACGCAAAGGTACTGCTTACACCTTGGTTTGGCATCGAATGGACTTGTTCCATGCAAATCTCTGCCCCTTCCTTTGGGTCAACAATGGATAGGATTCGACTTTTGAAAACCAAGGCCAAAATGTGCTTGTCCTTATGCTCAATGTCAAATGATTCTAGGTAGTTTCCCTCATGGTCTACTGCGCCTAGTGCGCCTGATACTGCGCCCGGGTCAATCCCGATGTAAATCATTGATTTCCTTCATTATTTTGGTCAATTCCTGACTGATTCCCCGAAATATCCCCAATGGGTGCTGTTCCAATTCCTTTGCCCGATACCATGCGTGTGCTTTCCATCCATTCGTTGATGCTAGTTTCACTAAATGCTGGAGAGTGGACAGGTAAGTGTCTAACACAATCCCCTGTCGCCCAGAGTGCTTCTGTGATTCTGACAACGGGGTGGAGTCTGTTTCCATCTCTTACCTCATCAAGTAGGCGGTTTGCTTCATTTTTTGTCATTTAGGATTCTCCAAGCTGTTGCGGCACATAAGGGAACTTGTCCATTTCCAATGGCTTTAAGTCTGTCCACCCCAGTGGCCACCCCATCAGCCATTCGACCCACATTGGGTTCAATTTTCCACCAATGTTTTGTTCCGAGTCCCGTACCGCCTGATTTATTGAATATTGTGCTTGGTGTCCCGATTTTCTTTTTGGAGTCCAATTCGGTTGTGTTCCCCTCTGACCACAATTGGCATCTGGAGTTGGCCAAGTTTGTTCCAACAATCCAGATTCTGTCCCTCTGATGGTTTGCTCCAACATCCGCTGCTCCCAACACTCCCCATCTCGCATCAAACCCCATTGAGGCCAAGTCTCCAAGAACTCGTCCAAGTCCCCTAGAAGTGAGCATTGGTGAGTTTTCCACGAAGACGAATTGTGGTCGTACTTCACGAATGATGCGCGCCATTTCTCGCCACATTCCTGATCGTTCTCCATCAATTCCTGCGCCTTTTCCTGCGGCACTGATGTCTTGGCATGGAAATCCTCCAGATACGACATCAACAATTCCTCGCCAAGGTTTTGCGTCAAAGGTTTGTACGTCATCCCAAATCGGGAAAGGCGGGAGAATGCCGTCATTTTGTCGGGCGCACAATACGCTTGCTGGATAGGACTCCCATTCGACTGCACAGACTGTTCTCCATCCAAGGAGTTTGCCGCCAAGTATTCCTCCACCAGCGCCTGCGAATAAAGCCAACTCATTCATGCCACCTTCCCTTTGTTTAAAACTGCTCTGATTTTGGCTAAAACCTCTGGGCTTGGTGGCGCAACCCTTTTTCTGTCTTCATCGAGTTTGACAAGGGCAGGGTCACGATTTGAGCTTGATGGCACTGTCACATGGGCAATGTCAGCTTTGTTCAGCACTTGTCTGATGACATTCTGGTTTCGCACCCAATTGCGCCATGTTGCTGTCCAATCCAACTTAACCCCTGACGCACCTGCCTTTGCCACCCAATAGTCCTTGAATGAGTCAAACACCTTACGAGGGTTCAGGTCTGGTCTTTCTGACTGACAGAATTCTGTCCAAGAATCAGGTAGCTCAAAATCTGTTGAAAGGCGTGAGCCTTTTGTTGCCTTAACATTTGGTTTATGGTTATTGGTTATTGGTTTATGGTTGCCTTTTGTTTGGGTTTCCAAATCTAACCCAGATGAAACCGACTGGGTTTTAGATGGCCTACCACCTAGCTTTCCATTTCTCCTATTCTTTTCAGCATTCTCTTGATAGTCCAATATTTCAACCCTAATGCGCTTTTGAAAGTAGCCATTTTCTGACCTTTCAAAGAACTCAGACAGGACATTTTCGAGGGCTTTTTGCTCATCTTGAGTAACCAATCTTAAACGCCTAGAAACCACTTGGGTTTCCAATGGGATAGGCTTTTCATCAAGATATTGCCAATCAATCAATTGACGATAAACACCATGTTCGAGAGTCGAGAGATGGCTTGTGTCTTTTCTATAGTCTGCAATGTTGAATTTATAGTAGTGCATCATTCAATCCAATCTGCATGACCAGCAATAAAAACAACCAAATATCTTTCGGTTTTTTGCTCATCTCTGAGTCGGATTGCTTCTTTGAATGCAGAAGAAAATGAATCATGTGTGGCAGTAAATCTAATGCTGTGCATTGTTCTAGATTGCCGCATTACTGCAAATTTCCCCAAGAATTGCTCTAAGGGTCGGTCGCCAATCTTCTGGACTGGCTTTTTTAGGGTCAATGTTGCCATTTTTTAACCTATCGTCATCGGTTGTCGTTACAAATAATGGCGGCAGGGCGGTAACGAAACGCCTTTTCGGAAGGGAGATCAACCCCTTGCCTAGCCGTGTTCAAACAATTCTATCTTAAAAGCAGTTTGTGTTGCAATTGTTTCCGTAACAACAGGTCGTACAAGTGACATACCGACCATCAACATAGTAAGTATGTGTTGAACAAGCCGCCCACAATGTGAAGCTAGAAAGTGCTAAGTATGCGCCAATAATGACTTTTTTCATGTTTTCTCCTGTTGTTGACTCTTTCGATTCTCCATCGAATTCTTGAGTAAGTTTCTCAACCAAACAGAACCGCCAAGTTTGCGAAACTCTAACCATTGGTCAAAAGTGATGACATTCTCTGAAGCCTTTGTGCGCATAGCATTCATTGTTGCCTTGCTGGTGGGCATAAACCATGTCTTAACGCCATCGCCACAATCACAGAGCATCCAAGTCATCAGCAAGAAGAAAAGTCTCTTGAAGGCGTGTATCAGGCTTCACAAAAGAAAGGCAAAAAACTATGCAACCGTCTGTGAAAAGCGAGGAATCTATGTCTGAATGGAAGACACAACAACAGGTCTATGACGAACTCAGAAACGACATTCTTGAAGAAGTAGCGGTGGAGATTGAGAAGATGCAAGCATTTGGGAAAGACACGCTGAGTTCATTTGGAATTTTTATCAGAGGAATGAAGCGATGACACAAGAGCAGAACTTTTGCGCACGATGTGGGAAGCGATTGGGCGGCATTGACAGCATTCACACTTGCACATTGCCACAGCGCACATGGGTAGCGCTGACTGATGAGGAAATTGCACAGGGCTGTAAAGAATCGTGGGTTACTGAACAGGCATGGCAGTCGGCAGTTTGGTGGGCAGAAGACAAACTCAAGGAGAAGAACACATGAACACTTGTCCAAATTGCGGAAAGGTAGAGGGTGGTCACTCAAGCATACTGCAAGGGTGTATGTGCCAATACTCAATGCAAGTGCCACCACAGCGCACATGGGTTGGGCTGACGGATGAGGAGATTGCAGATTGCGCTGAAAAAATGGAAGCATCAGACCCGACCGATAGTTTTTGGCGTGAATTTTTCAGAGGCATTGAAGCCAAACTCAAGCAAAAGAACGGCTTTGCCGAGGAGAACACATGAACGCATTTGATTACAAAGGTCAGCCATCGGTCTGGACAAGAGATGCTGAGTTGAAGATGATAAATAATGGCAAAATTCTTGGTTTGAAACGCAGAGAACAAATCAGAGAAAAAGAAATTCAAGGCCATCATCCACTACAAGCAAGAAAGAATAAAAAGTGAAGACAGCATTCGATTACAAAGGTCAGCCTTCAGTCTGGTTGACAGACCAAAAGATGAAACGCTATATACAAGGCGATAACTCTGCAAAGAAACGACAAGAAAAAGGTGACATCAACGACAAGAATCAAGTATTGATTTACTCAAAATCCTTGTCTGACAAAAAATGATTCAGCAAATAAGAACATTCTTTGGTAAACAAAGAGGCGAGAGTGGTAAGCGTAGAACTGAAGTAAAGATGGGAATTGCTTGGATTTGCTTGGGTTGCGGCAAAGTGTTCACTAACAAGTCTCTTGCAGACATTCATAAGTGCATTAGGGAAATCCCCTATATCAATCACGATAATGTCTGACAGAATACACACATTGATAGGTTTTTAACAGGAGTGAATTATGGATTTTGAGAGAGAAAAATGGATGGCACTGCAAGACATCAACTCAGAAGATGTTGCAGATGCGATATGCGATAGCCAAGCTATCGTAGAAGCAATCCAATCAAACGCATGGGCTGATGTTGCAGACATGGTTCGGTCAAGAGTCGAACTCAAAGCAGAACGACTTGCACAAACAGCATTAGAAATTCCATTGACTCGTTGGGTTGATAGTGAAGAAGAACTTAATCTCTGGCGTTTTTATCG